TAAAAGATCTGGACGCAAACGGGTTTAAGCTGGACCTGATTGGCTTTGATGATAATTTCCTTGCCAACCTTTTGACCGACAAAACCGAGGGGCTTACCGATCCTGACGAGGTGCAAGAGGCGCCGGCGGATCCGGTTAGCGTGCTGGGCGATGTGTGGGTGATGGGGAAGCATCGTATTATCTGTGGCTCGTCTACGGAGGCGGATACGGTCAGCAAGCTGCTTGGTGATGTGAAGCCCCACCTGATGGTGACGGACCCGCCTTATGGGGTGGAGTATGACCCAGAATGGCGAGAAAGGGCGGGTTTAAATGGGCCTGCCGCCGCCAAGGGAAAAGTTTTAAATGACGACAAAGCCGATTGGCGCGAGGCTTGGGCTTTGTTTCCCGGCGATGTAGCCTATGTATGGCATGCAGGGCTTTATGCAGGCGTCGTTGGAGATAGCCTTGTAGCAACTGGATTTCAGCTTCGCAGCCAAATCATTTGGGCAAAAAGCGTCATGGTTATGTCTCGGGGTGATTATCATTGGCAGCACGAGCCGTGCTGGTATGCAGTCCGAAAAGGAAAGGCAGGCCAATATGACGGCGGTCGTAAGCAAACGACTCTCTGGCAAATAGAAAAGCCCCGCAAATCCGAAACCGGCCACGGCACGCAGAAGCCGGTCGAGTGCATGAAGCGCCCTATTGAGAACAACAGCAGCCCAGGGCAAGCAATTTATGAGCCGTTCTCTGGCTCTGGCACGACAATCATTGCCGGGGAAATGACGGGGCGGAGTGTTTATGCGGTAGAGTTAAACCCTGCTTACGTTGATGTTGCCGTGCAGCGCTGGCAAGAATTTACAGGCCAAGCGGCAAAGCTTGAAGGCGATGGCCGCACGTTTGCGGAAATAAAAGGCCAAAGACATGGAGCCTAAAGAAAAGCGCCCTCGCGGCAGGCCGCCGCATGTTCCTACTGATCGTGACCGCAGGCAGGTTGAAGTCATGACCGGCTTAGGTCTTACGCAAGAGCAAATCGGCAAAATCTTGAACGTGTCAGAGGACACGTTGCAACGTCATTATGCGGATGAAATAGCAAGCGGCGTTGCAAAGGCAAATGTTCAGGTCGCGCAAAATCTATTTAATATTGCGACAAGCCGAGATTCTGGCGCAGTAGCGGCAGCCATTTTTTGGATGAAGACACGCGGCAAGTGGCGGGAAACAAACCATCTCGTGCATTCGGGTGACGATAAGGAGCCGCCCATCAAGATTGATGCCAATCTGAAGGGCCTCTCCGATGCCGAGCTGGACCAGATGCAGAACCTGTTAGGGAAGGCGTCAGGCAAGACAGAATGAACGCCACGCTCAAGCCCGAGGTGCTACTGGATGCCATCAAGCGCGAACAGAAACGCCGGGCTGCCTCTGCGTCATTGTACGAGTTTGTGCAGCAGTCCTGGCACGTTGTTGAGCCCGGCGTCCCCTTCATCCCGTCTTGGCACATCCAAGAAATCTGCGAGCACCTAGAAGCCATCACCGCCGGAGAAATTCGGAAGCTACTAATCAACATTCCGCCGCGACATTCCAAATCCACCATCGTCAGCGTGATGTGGCCAATGTGGGAGTGGCTCACGGATCCGTCGCACAAATACCTTTGTGCTTCCTATTCCGGCAACCTCTCCATCCGCGACAACCTCAAGGCCCGGCGCCTTGTGCAGTCTCCTTGGTATCAAGAACGATGGGGACATATGTTCAAGCTGGCCGGCGACCAGAACGCCAAGCAGCGTTTTGAAAACGACGCCACGGGCTACCGGCTGGCCACCAGCGTAGGCGGCACGGCCACAGGCGAGGGCGGCAGCCGCCTAATCCTAGACGACCCTCACAGCGCCCAAGAAGCCCAATCCGACGTGATCCGCGAGAGCGCCTTGGAATGGTTTGACATGGTCTGGAGCACCCGCCTCAACGACCCCAAGAAAGACGCCATGGTGACCATCATGCAGCGCCTGCATGAGCGTGACATCAGCGGCCACATCCTAGAAGACATTGGCGGGTGGGAGCACCTGATGATCCCGGCCGAGTGGGATGGCGTGCGGCGCAGCACGTCTGTCGGCCCCTACGACCCCCGCAAGGTGAAGGGCGAGCTCATCTGCCCAGAGCGGTTTGGCCCCAAGGAAATCACCGAGCTCAAGCAACTGCTTGGCACCTACGGCACTGCCGGCCAGCTGCAGCAGGATCCCGTGCCGACGCAGGGCGGGATCCTCAAGGCCGCCAATTTCCAGATGTGGCCGGCGGATAAGGGCCTGCCTCAGTTTGAGTACATCCTGCAGTCTTATGACTGCGCCTTCACCGAGAAGAGCTCGGGCGACCCCACGGCCTGCACGGTCTGGGGGATCTTCAGCCACAACAGTGAGCGCAACGCCATGCTCATTGACGCCTGGGACGAGCACCTGGGCTACCCTGACCTGAGGGCGCGGGTAGTGAAGGACTGGTCAACCGAGTATGGCGGCACGACGGTGAAGGATGGCCTGCGCACTGCCCGGCGCGCTGACCGCATCCTGGTGGAGGCCAAAGCGTCGGGGCAGTCCCTGCTGCAGGATTTGCGCTTGGCGAGAGTGCCTGCGATCGGCTACAACCCCGGCAACGCAGACAAGGTCAGCAGGGCGCACCAAGCCTCGCCTACGCTGGAGCTGGGCCTGTTATGGGTACCAGAATCCGGCAAGAACCGAGGGCAGGTGGTCAGCTGGGCGGTCCCGTTCATGAAGCAGCTTGCAAAGTTTCCGGTTGCTGAGCACGACGATTATGTGGATACTTTCACTCAGGCGATTATCTACCTGAAGAACGAGGGTTGGTTCGAGTTGCCGCAGGCCCGTGAGAGAGACGAGCCCCGGCAATACAAGCGCGAAAGGGTAAACCCGTATGCCGTCTAAATCGACTGTAAATGCGGCAGGCAATTACACGAAGCCCGGCATGCGCAAGAAGCTCTTTGAGAGCATCAAGGGGTCTGCAGTGCAGGGCACGGCGGCCGGCCAGTGGAGCGCACGCAAGGCGCAGCTCCTGGCCAAGAAGTACAAAGAGAAGGGCGGCGGCTACAAATGAAGGCGCCGCAGAAATCGCTCAAGGCCTGGGGCGACCAGAAGTGGCGGACCAAATCCGGCAAGCCGTCGTCGGAGACTGGCGAGCGTTACCTGCCGGCGAAGGCGATTAAGGCGCTGTCTCCGCAGGAGTATGCCGCGACCACCCGCGCCAAGCGTGAGGGCAACGCCAAGGGCGAGCAGTTTGTGGCGCAACCCAAGAAGATTGCGGCCAAGACGGCGCGTTATCGGAGCACCCCATGAGCAGTCGCGTTGATAAGGATGCGATGGCCTGCAACAAGCCGCGCCGCACGCCTAACCATCCCACTAAGTCGCACATCGTGAAGGCGTGTTACGATGGGAAGCAAGAGATCAAACGCTTTGGGGAGCAGGGCGCCAAGACCGCCGGCAAGCCCAAAGAGGGCGAGAGCGATCGGATGAAGACCAAGCGCGCGTCGTTCAAGGCGCGGCATTCTGCCAACATCGCCAAGGGGCCGAGCAGCGCGGCATACTGGGCAAACAAGGTGAAGTGGTAATATGTCTGGATCTCGCTCTCTTCCCATCCCGCCCCAGCCGCCGCTTGACCTGCTGCGCCAGATGCAATCACGCGGCGGTGCCGCCCAAGAGTTTGACCCAGTTGCCGCGGCGATTGCCGAGCAGCGCAGGTCTTCCCGTCGCCAGCCTCTGCCCCTGCCGCCCATGCCTCCAGCCGTTCCTCCCCAGCGGACTGGTGGCTCTGCAGAGGCTGGCCCCCCTAGCGTGTTCCCCGGCGAGACTGCCGGCGACGTCATCCCGACCCGCCTTGGCGCTGCGTTGCCGCCCGACAATCCCTGGGTGGCCGAGGCCGGCAGGCTGGCCGAGAAGTACAATCTGCCGCGCGACGTGTTCCTGTCCCTGGTCTACCAGGAGAGCCGGTTCAATCCTGAGGCGCGCAGCCCCAAGGGCGCATATGGCTTGGCGCAGCTGATGCCCGGCACGGCGGCGGACTTGAAGACAGATCGGTATGATCCGGCCCAGAACCTGGAGGCCGGCGCTCGGTATCTGAGGCAACTTTACGATCGGTTTGGCTCCATGCCCTTGGCGCTGGCTGCGTACAATGCCGGCCCCACAAAGGTGGCTCGCGCCGGCAATCAAATCCCCGAAATCTTGGAGACGCAGAATTATGTCAAGAAGGTCTTGGGCCGTGCCGGCGTGGAGGGCTATGCCGAGGGCGGCTTAGCTGACCTTGACGAGAAGTATGCCGATGGCGGCACAGTCCGCCGCCCGGCTGCTGCGCCTGTGCCTCGCCCTTCTGACGAGGATTACCTCAGCATCCTTGCTGCCCGCGCAATTGGCTCTGGCGAGCCTGTGAGTGAGTTGCGTTCTGCCGAGGGGCGCGGGTTTGCTCCGATGCCGCGCTCCTTTGGCGAGGCTGGCCAGCGCATGAGTGCTGTGGTGCGTGGTGATGTTGAGCCCACGCCCGAAGAAGAGCGCCAGATCAATTTCGTGCGCGGCTTTGCTGAGGGGCCGGCCAGCATTCGCGCCTACCATGGCAGCCCGTATCGTTTTGATCGTTTTGACATTAACAAGATTGGCACGGGTGAGGGAAATCAAGCTTACGGGCATGGGTTGTATTTTGCGGAGGCAGAGCCTGTAGCGCGAGGGTATCGTGATAGGCTCGCCCTTCTTGGGCCTTATGCGGCGCGTGGAGAAGGCGCGCAAGGAATTGCGGCAAGGCTTTTGGATGACGGCCTTTCTGTTGAAGATGCAATTGCAGAATTAAATTATCGTCTTCGTATGCCGCATGTTCAACGTGGTCTTGCTAGTCGCAATCCTGAAACAATGGCTTTCACTTCAAGAATCGCCGAAGCAAAAAGGCTTTTAGTGAAACCCAGCGCGCGGGGTCACATGTATGAGGTGAACATTCATTCTGACCCAGAAAAATTCCTTGATTGGGACCGGATAGGTACGTCTGGGTTTACCCATCCTGACGCGCTAAAAGATTTAGTGAATCAAAAAATACAATCCTTTTACGGACGGCAGTATAATTACGATAACGTAAATGATGTGGTGCAAAGAAAATTTACCGAGAAAACCTTGCGAGATCCCAAATCCTCAATGTTGCTACGCGAGGAAGGAATCCCTGGTATTCGGTATTTTGACGCAAGCAGTCGTGGCTTAGAAGATGGCACCCGCAACTACGTCATGTTTGGCGATGATCTGATTGACATCACGCGTCGCTACGCCGAGGGCGGCCTTGCTGCACTTGACGCTAAGTATGCGGATGGCGGCACTGTGCGTGCGCCCAAGGAGGCCACCATTCGGGGGCAGGGCCATGAGCTGGCCTACATCACGCCGGAGGAGGCTGCGCTGCTGAAGGCTCGCGGCGGATCCGGCCGTATGACGCGCTATGGCGTGCCGGCATTTGACGATGGCGACGGCGGTGGTGGCGGCGGTGACGGCGACGGCGGTGGTGGCGGTGGTGATGGCAACGGTGATGGCAACGGTGACGGCAACGGTGACGGCAACGGTGACGGCAACGGCAATGGCAACGGCGAGGGTGAAGGCAATGAGGGTGCCACCAGCCAGGATGCCGCAATGTCTGAGGCCGCCACGCAAGATGCCGTAGGCGGCAATCAAGGCCAGGGCGCTGGGCCTACTGGAGCCGGGGCTGGCGGTGGCCCATCAAGCAATGATCCTGGCCCTACCGGGGACGGGCAGTCAGAGGTGAGCACGCCGGGTATGGCGCCCGGCATTACCACAGAACCAACGGCATTTGGCCCGATTGGTCCCGAAGACGAAGCCAATGCTGCGGCCGCCCGAGGCGCAATCGCGAATGCGCCTATTGGATTTGAGTCTTATGGCGTCAGGGATGCGATTGACGCCTACAATTCAGGGCGCATGGGCTTAGCGCAAGCCATAGGGTATGGCTTGGCAAATGTTGCCGCGCCTCCTGGCTTTGGCATTGGCTTTAATGTTGATCCTCAAACTCAAATGCAAACGCCTGCAGTCTCGTTTGATCCCGTTTCTGCGGTCACAGGCCTTGGGTTATCTGCTGCCACAGGATTTGCCCCCGGCATGGGGATGATTGGCGGGATGATTGGCTCACAAATAAGCCAAGCCATGGGAATGACGCCTGGGGTTGTGGATCTTGGAACATTTGGTGTCACGGCGCCATCAATGGCGTCACAAACGCCTGGAGTAAACGCATCACCCAGTGGGCTGTCTTTCGGCTCGCCTGAGTTTGGTAGTACTACAAATATTGGCAATGTGGGCTCCAGCGTTGCCAGCACGAGCAGCACTGTTGGCTCCAGCGTTGGTGGCATGGGCAGTGGCAATGCTGGCTCCAGCGTTGGCGGAATGGGCAGTGGCAATACTGGTTCCAGCGTTGGCGGAATGGGCAGTGGCAATATTGGTTCTGGCGCTGCGGCGGATGGCGATGCTGGCCAAAACATTGATCAAAGCTTGGCTGCCCTCAATCAAAGATATAGTGAGCAGTTGACTGGCGCGCCGGCATACACTCCTTGGAATTGGGCTCAAATTCAGCGTGATGCTGAAGCCAACAACCAGACGCTTGACCAATATCTTGCCCGCAACTGGGGTAACTTGGCCACCAATGCCCCGAGGCTCATGAAGCACGGCGGCATGGTGGAGGGTAAAAAGTCTCTGGAAGAATTGCACCACCGCTATGCCGAGGGAGGCGAGGTGGGCGATGAGGGCATGGCGCGCCCCTATGATCCCAGGGAGGTTGATACGATTGCCAGCGAATTTATGCGGGAAATTTCCCCTGTGGATGTGACGCAGCGTGCGCGAATGCTGATGAGGGGCCTTGATGTGAAGACCCCCATGGTGGCTGGCGCGCAGGATTTACCAGAGAATTACATGCGTTATCCGCGCAATGAAAACGTGACGTCTTCAACCAATTATTTTGAAATCCCGATCGAAGATGACCGTTACGGGCAGCGTGCCGGCATGAGGGGCTTGAATACGGGCATCAATGCCATTCTTGACCAAGAGCGCAAGATTGGCATTGGCGCTGGTTTGACCGCCATGGAAACTGCCGGCGATTATGGGATGACTGGCTACGGCCCTCGGGTGTCTGCCAGTTATGGGCCTGCCAGCATCTTTGGCGGCTATCAAACCATGACGCCAAGCTTTACTGGCGCAAAACCGCAGGGCGTGTATTCTTACGGCGGAAATCTGAATATTCCGCTTGATGAAGAAGGTACCACGGCAAACATTGGCGGCAGCATCATGAGCGGGCGGCGCGGCACTACTGGGATGGGGAATGCCGGCACTCAAATCACGGGAGGGCTGCAGGTTCCGCTCGAAAGGCTGTTCCCAGAGTCAAATATTGGCGGGACGTTGGGATTAGATGTGGCGGTGGATCCTACTTTGCGTCACAAAGAGATATTATTCGGCTATCGGAGGGCTTTCTAAATCATGTCTGGAATGCTTACTGAAAATGATGAAGCCCAAGAAGGTGAAGTCGTTGAGTTCATCCCCGAAAACTCAAACGTAGAGGACACTGAAGATGGCGGCGCAATCATTCGCCTTGAAAATGAAGAGCAAAATAAACGCAGCCTGGAGCACTTTGAAAACATCGTTGAAGAAGTTGACCCAGGTCTTCTCAAGGAAGCAGTAAACGACCTCCTTGAAAAGATTGACCGCGACAAAGAGGCCCGCGAAAAGCGCGACAAGCTTTACGAAGAGGGCCTGCGTCGCACTGGCCTGGGCGATGACGCGCCCGGCGGCGCGCAGTTTACCGGCGCCAACAAAGTCGTGCACCCCATGCATGAAGGAAATTTTCCCGCCAAACGGGCCAGTAAAAAGTAAAATTTACGGCGAAGCCAACAAAGAGAAAGTGGAAAAGGCTGACCGCAAGGCCACCTTCATGAATTGGCAGACCACTGAGCAGATGCCAGAGTTCCGCAGTGAGCTGGAGCAATTGAGCACGCAGCTGCCTTTGGGCGGCGGCCAGTACATGAAGTTCATGTGGAACCAACAGCATCGCCGGCCGCAATCTGAATTTGTGCCGATTGATGACGTCTATTTGCCGTTTGCGGCCACCAATTTCTATACGGCCGAGCGCAAGACGCACGTTCAGTACATCACCAAGATGGAATATGAGCGGCGCGTTAAGGCCGGCATGTATATTGATGTGGATCTTGGCTACCCGGATGATCCAGAGTTCAGCAAGGCGTCAATCGCCAACGACAAGATCGAGGGTCGCAAGAGCACGAGCTACAATGAAGATGGCCTGCGCACCATCTTTGAAATCTACACCTACCTTGATTTTGACGAGGGCGTGAGCCCGTACATTCTCAGTATCGACAAGTCGAGCGGCAAGGCACTCTCCCTTTACCGCAACTGGGACGCAGATGACGACCAGCGCAAGGAGCTCGACTGGATTGTCGAGTTTCCGTTTGTGCCTTGGCGTGGCGCTTATCCAATTGGCTTGACGCACATGATTGGCGGCCTTTCTGGCGCGGCCACAGGCGCCTTGCGTGCGTTGCTGGACAGTGCGCACATCCAGAACATGCCGACCCTCCTGAAGCTCAAGGGAGGCCCTGGCGGCCAGACAATCAATCTCCAGCCCACCGAGGTGGTGGAAATGGAGGGCGGCGCGCTTATTGATGACGTGCGCAAGCTGGCCATGCCGATGCCATTCAACCCGCCGAGCCCGGTGCTGTATCAGCTGCTTGGCTTTTTGGTGGAAGCCGGCAAGGGCGTCGTGCAGACCAGCTTTGAGAAGCTGAGCGATCAGAACGCCAACCAGCCTGTTGGCACGACCATGGCTCTGATTGAGCAGGGCATGGTGGTCTTCTCAAGCATTCACTCTCGCCTTCATAATTCTATGGCGAAGTGCTTCAAGATTTTGCACCGCCTCAACAGCGCCTACCTGACAGAAGAAGATGTTGAGGCCCAAGAGTCAGGCATTGAAATTAGCCCTGCTGATTTTGATGGGCCGCTTGATGTGGTGCCGGTCAGCAATCCTTCTATTTTCTCTGAGGCCCAGAGGTTTGCTCAAACCCAGGCTCTTATGCAGCGCGCTTCTGTCGCGCCGCAGTTGTACAATGTCAGGGCGGTGGAGGAAATGTTTCTCCGCACCCTGAAGGTGCCTGCAGACGAAGTTTTGATACCTGAGCAGAAAAACGAGAACATGGACCCGGTCAGCGAGAATGTCGCCGCGACCATGGGCAGCCCGATCTACGTCTTGCCGCAACAGGATCATCTTGCGCACATCATGACGCACTTGGCGTTTTTGAAGTCGCCCCTGTTTGGTGGCAATCCGGTGATTATGAAGACGTTGATGTTCCCGATGGCCATTCACCTGCGCGACCACCTGTTGAATTACTACCTGTCTGAGGCGCATGAGGCTGTGGATCAGGCGCAGAAGCAAAACCTGATCCCAGAGCAGGCCGCGCAGCAGACGCAGGTGATTTTGCAGGTCCAGCAATTCATTGAGCAGCAACTTGGCACGTTTGGCCAAGAACTGGTTCTCATTGATCAGGCAGCGCAGCAATTCCGGCCGCAGCCGCCCATGCCGCCCGACAGCAGCATGCAGATTGCGCAGCTCAATGCGCAAATGCAGGGGCAGGCCCTGCAGCAGCGTGCTCAGGTTGATCAGGCTCGGATCCAGCTTGATCAGCAAAAGTTGCAATTGCAGCAGCAGAATGATGCGGCCAAGATAGCCGATCGACAGCAGGAGCGTGCCGAGAAGTTGCAAGCTGAGCAGTTTAAGCAGATGGCTGAAAGCCAGCGTACCGCGGCTGAAGTGGCCGTGCGTGAGCGCATGAATACGGCGGACAATGACACCGCCAAGTTGCTTGCGGCGGCCGAAATGGCCACCGGCGAGAAGGTGGCGGTAAGCACCGGCACCGGGATCAACCCAGGAACGCGATAAGGAAATCACCATGGCCGATAAGCCGAAGGAAGGCACTGTCTCTATGAACAGTGCCTATGTGAAGCAAAAGCACCGCTTGGCTGCTGGCGAGAAAGTTGATGGGCAGTCTCTGCCGCCCGAGCCGAAGGTTGAAAAGAACCAAGCGTGAATTTTGAGACGAAGCTCTTAAACCGCCTCAAGGCGGCGCAGCAGCAATTTTCTGTTGACGCCTTGAAGCGGCCCCAGCATCGCGATGCTTTTGAGTACGGGTATCGCGTTGGATTGGTCGCCGGCTACGAGGCTGCGATTGATGTACTCTTGAAAATCCTAGATGAGGAGAAGAATAGTGACAACGACTTATGAGGACGCTTTAGCGGAGGCTTTTCCGGCAGTTAATGCCGGCGTGCAGCCTTTCGGGAGCCGCGTTCTGGTCCAAATTCGCACACCGCGCAAAGTCACTAAGGGTGGCATCATTTTGGCCACCGACACCAAAGATACCGAGAAGTGGAACACGCAGGTTGCCAAGGTGGTTTCAATTGGCCCCCTGGCGTTCAAAAATCGCGACACTCAGCAGACGTGGCCGGAGGGCGAGTGGTGCCATGCCGGTGATTTCGTGCGCGTGCCTAAGTACGGCGGCGATCGCTGGGAAGTTGCGCTGACCAAGGACGACAGCGCCATGTTCGTGATCTTCAATGATCTGGACATCATTGGCAAAATTGAAGGTGATCCGCTGACAATCAAAGCATTCATCTGAAAGGAGATGAACCATGAATTTTGGTGAAGCAATTGCTGCTTTAAAAGCAGGTAAAAAAGTGGCCCGAGAAGGGTGGAACGGCAAAGGGATGTTTATCCTACAAGCCGGCGGTTACAGTGTACACAAAGACAATTTACGCTCCGATGCCCCAATCACTAAGGCTTTTCTTGAAAGTCGCGGTCTTAATGAAATGATTATTGAGCCACATTTTGATATGTGGACTGCGCAAAATCGGTATCAAGCCGGCTGGCTCGCAAGTCAATCAGACATGCAAGCAAACGATTGGGTGGAGGTTTAATCATGTCTGACGTGTTGAAGGAAAATGATGACGGCCAAGAAGAGTTTGTCATTATTGAAGATGCCTCGCAACAAGATGAAGACGCCCGCCTAAGCAAGGACGACGACGAGGGCGGGGATGAAAGAGACTTCATTCGGGACCGGCGCCGGCAGGAAAAGCTTGAGCGCAAGCAGCGTCGGGATGAGGCCCGCAGCCGGGACAAGCTTGAGCTTGAATTTCTGCGCAAAAGGAATGACGACCTGGAGCGGCGCATTTCCGCCCAGGAGCAGCGGACGCACAGCCTAGACCTGAGCGCCTTTGATGGGGCGATTGCCAAGGCAACGCAGGAGGCCGAAATGGCTGACCGCGTGATTGCCAAGGCGGTGGCCGCCGGCAATGGCGAGGACGTCACCCAGGCCATGCGCTACCGTGATCAGGCCTTAGCCAAGATCCAGCAGCTGAATTACCAAAAGATGCAGTTTGGTAACCAGAAGCCGCAGCCGCAGCAAATCAATGAAATGACGATGCACTATGCCCAGGAGTTCATTAAGGAGAACCCCTGGTATGACGCCCAAGGGCGTGACGAGGACAGTGCCATTGTCATCGCCATTGACCAATCCTTGGCCAAGGAGGGCTTTAACCCCCAGACTGAGGAGTATTGGGAGGAGCTGCGCCGGAGGGCGTCCAAGCGGCTTCCTGAGCGGTTTGAGGGCGAGGCGCCCCGTCGGGAGCCCAAGCGTGAGCCCCGTGGTGGCCCGGCCGTGGGCTCTGGCCGTGAGCATGCGCCTGCGACAACGCGCCGGGAAATCTACATCTCGCCCGAGCGTAAGCAGGCCTTGATTGAGGCGGGGGTCTGGGATGACCCCGTCTTGAGGAACAAATATGTGCAGAGGTACGCAGAGTATGACCGGCAGAACAGGTCTTAAAATGCTTGCTTTTGTAAGTCTTACATTCCATATTTCCCCCAATCGCTGAAAGGAGCGATGTTATGGCTGACGAACGGTTTAGGAAATCTGCTGGTGAAGGTCGCGAAACCAGGGCGATGCAGGATCGCGCTGTGACCCAAAATCGCGAAATCTCGGATGACGAGCGGGTTGCAATGTTCCGTCAACAATTTTTCCAGTCCTCTCTACCGGACTTGCCTCCGATTCCTGGCTGGCACACCTGCTGGCTTACGACTACCAATCCCCGTGATTCAATTCAGATGCGCATCCGTTTGGGCTACGAGCCCGTGAAGCCGGAAGATGTTCCCGGCTGGGAATATGCCACTCTGAAGACCGGAGATTGGGCGGGACTTATTGGCGTGAATGAAATGTTGGCCTTCAAGCTGCCTATTTCTCTTTACGAGAAGTACATGCACGAAGCTCACCATGATGCGCCGCTGCGAGAAGAGGAAAAGTTGACTGATACAGCCGACTTCCTTGAGCAGCAGGCCAGGGCGTCTAAGTCCAAGTTGCAAATCGGTGAAGGCAATCTGGAGATTGGGCAGCGTCGGGAGGCTCTTTTTGACCTCTCGTAACCCCCTTTCCGAATTGGAGCTTTGCTATGTCTTCGACTAGCGCGCCTTTCGGCTTCCGGCCTTCCTACCACAACAGTGGGCAGATGCGCCCGAAAGCCTATACGATTGCTTCGACCTACGCGGCGAACATCTTCTCCGGCGACCCGGTGAAGCTGACTGACAACGGCGTGATCCAGCTTGGCACCTCTGACGGCACCCGCACGGGCACCGTTGACGGTATCTCCCTGCTGGGCATCTTTGCCGGCTGCCAGTATCTCGACGCCTCTGGCAAGCCCACCATCAGCCCCTTCTGGCCGTCTGGCGCCACTGGCACGGAAATCGTTGCCTGGGTGTATGATGACCCGGAAACGCTGTTTGACGTTCAGTACACCAACCCCTCGGCCGGCACGACTGTGCAGACCGCGGTGGGTGAAGAGTGCGACTGGACCGTTGCCTCTCCGGGTGGTTCCACTCAGACGGGCCTGAGCAACTGCCAGCTGACCGCCATTCAGGCGACCTCTGGTCAGTTCCAGATCACGGGCTTTGCTTACAGCATCTTTGATTCCATCACTGACGCTTATGTTCAAGTGACTGTTCGCATCAACGAGCATCACTACAAAGCGCCGGTCAACTCGGTCTGATAGGAGGGTTTGATCTATGGCTACTCCGATGCGTAGTACCGACTTTCGGTCGGTCGTCGAACCCATCCTGAACGAAGTTTTCGATGGTGTTTATGATCAGCGTGCTGACGAATGGAAGATGGTCTTCCGTGAGCAGAAGGGCATTCCGCGCAACTACCATGAAGAGCCTGTGCTCTATGGCTTTGGCGCGGCTCCTGAGCTGCCTGACGGTATGGCCGTGTCTTACCAGTCCGGTGGCGTGCTGTTCCTGCAGCGTTACCTCTACAAGGTCTATGGTCTGGCCTTCAGCCTGACCAAGGTGCTTGTGGAAGACGGCGATCACATTCGTATTGGCCAGACCTACGCGAAGCACCTCGCGCAGTCTCTGATCGAAACGAAGGAGACGCTGGGCGCCAACATCCTGAACCGCGCCTTCAACGCCGCCTATCCGGGCGGCGACGGTGTTGCGCTCGTTGCGACGAACCATCCGATCGTGAATGGTACGTTCAGCAACCAGCTGACCACCGCGGCGGCGCTGTCGCAGACCTCTCTTGAGCAGCTCCTCATTCAGATCCGCAATGCTGTTGACAACAACGGCAAGCGCATCCGTCTGACGCCCAAGAAGATCGTGACTGGCCCGAGCAACGTCTTCCAGGCGGAAGTGCTGCTCAAGTCGGTTCTGCGGACTGGCACG